TGGACATGCTCAAGGTCATCGAGGCACGCAACGGCCTGAGCAGCAAGGAAGAGTTCACCAAGCAGGCCGACATGGTGCAGCGCGTCATCACCGCCACCGGTGGGCGCGTCGACTCCACGCAGTGGCTCGACTTCGTCAAGCGCGGCGGCATTGCCGCCAAGGGCCTTTCGAGCGAGGCGATGTACTACCAGCTCGAGCCCATCGTGCAGATCATGGGCGGCGCAAGCGCCGGCGTGGCGACCATGTCCGCCTACCAGAACCTCTACCAGGGCCGCACCACCAAGCGCGCCGCGCAGAACCTGATGAAGTACGACCTGATCGGCGACCCATCGAAGGTGAAGCACGACAAGACGGGGCAGGTCTCGTTCCTCGACCCCGGCGCGCTCAAGGGCAGCGACCTCTTCCGCACCAACCAGTTCGAATGGATGGAGAAGGTGCTCCTGCCGGCGCTGGCCGCCAAGGGCCTCACCAGCCAGGACCAGGTGAACGACGCCATCGGCTCCATCTTCAGCAACCGCACGGCGTCGAGCCTGTTCTCTCAGATGTACATGATGAGAGACCAGATCCACAAGAACGCGAAGCTCAACGCAGGCGCCTTCGGCATCGACGAGCTGGATGCCAGGGCGCGCAACAGCCTCAGCGGCCAGGAACTCGATGCGCAGGCACGCTTCAACGACACCATGCAGGAGGCCGGCCGCGCCCTGCTGCCGGCATACATCAGCCTGCTCAACACCGCGGGCAGCGCGCTCCAGCGCATCACCCAATTCGCCCAAGAGAACCCCGTGCTCGCCTCCTACATCGGCAAGGCCGTGCTGTGGGTCGGTCTACTGGCCGCCGGCTTCGGCGCGCTGAGCCTCGGAGCCGCCGCGCTACTCGGCCCGTTCGCTGTCATTCGCTACGGCCTGGGCCTCTTCGGCGTCAAGGCGGCCGTGCTCTCGCCCGTGCTCACCGTGCTCACCCGCGTGCTGGGGTTCGCGGCGACGGCCGTCATGTGGCTCGGCCGCGCGCTGCTGCTCAACCCGATCGGCCTGGCCGTCACCGCCATCGCAGTGGCCGCTTTCCTGATCTACAAGTACTGGGGCCCGATCAGCGGATTCTTCATCGGGCTGTGGGAGCGCGCGAAAGGCGCATTCGCGGCCTTCTGGCAGTACCTCGGCGGGTCAATGCCCGCGGCGCTGGCCACGGTCGGCACGGCCATCATCAACTGGTCACCCCTGGGTCTGTTCTATCAGGCCTTCGCAGGCGTGATGCAATGGTTCGGCATCGAGCTGCCGGCGAAGTTCACGACCTTCGGCGCGCAGCTGATGCAGGGCTTGGCGAACGGCATCACCGGCATGCTCGGCACCGTGCAAGCCGCCATCAATGGCGCGGCGGACTCCACCGTCGGCTGGTTCAAGGAAAAGCTCGGCATCCGCAGCCCCTCGCGCGTGTTCATGCAGGCCGGCGAGAACATCGTCGAAGGCGCCGCCATCGGCATCGACCGCACCCGGCCGCTGCTGCGCGCCGCGGCCCTGGGCCTCGCCGGCGCCGCGACCTCGGCGATGCCCGCCATGGCCGGCGACTTCCCACTCGCGCCCGGCAACTTCGACACCCGCGCCCCGCTGGCCGCAGCGCCGGCTGGCCGCTCTGCCGGCAGCGTCGTCGTGCAGGGCGACACCATCACCATCCACATCACCGCGGCGCCCGGCGCCGACGCCGGGCAGCTGGCGCGTGCCATCCGTGCCGAGCTGGACAAGCGCGACGCCGACAAGCGCGCCCGCGCCCGCGGCGCCTTCATCGACTACGACAACTGACATCCGCCATGCTCTGCCTCGGCCTCTTCGTCTTCTCGCTCGACACGCTCAGCTATCAGGAGCTGCAGCGCCGCAGCAGCTGGAAGCACGCCTCGCAGCCGCTCGTGGGCGCGCGCAACGCATCGCAGTACCTTGGACCGGGCGACGACATCATCACGCTCAATGGCATCGTGGTACCCGAATTCGCGGGCACCCCGGCCAGCCTGTCGGTGCTGCGCCTCATGGCCGACCAAGGCGCCGCATGGGTGCTGGTAGAAGGCTCCGGCACCATCTACGGCGCCTTCGTCATCACCGAGCTGCAGGAAACCCGAACGCTCTTCTTCGAGACCGGCGAGGCGCGCCGCATCGAGTTCACCCTCACGCTGCAGCGCGTCGACCAAGACGCCCAGGAAGTCGCCGAGCAGCTGATCGCCGACAGCATGGGCGACCTGGGCGCCCTACTGCAGGACGCGGCGGACAACATGGGCCTGTCGCTGGGCGTAGGCGGCAGCGCGGTTTGAACAGACCATGTCCGACGTAGACGCCATCACCGCCACGCTGCCGACAGTCAATGTCAGCGCCAACAGCTGCAGACGCGACACCCGGCGCGCCGCGGCGCACCTCACGCCCATCTGGCGCATCACCGTCAACGGCGCGAACGTGTCCGATCGCATCCTGCCGCGCTTCGTGCGCCTCACCATCACCGATGACCGGCAGAACGATGCCGATGAGGTCGAGCTCGTCGTGAGCGACCACGATGGCGCCGTAGAGCTACCGGAAACCGGCGACACCGTCGAAGTGGCCATCGGCTGGCTCGCCGAGCCCAACGCGGCGCCCTATCGCCAGCTCACCACGGAAGAAATGGGTTTCCCCGTCGGCCTTGTCGAGAAAGGCGCGTACACCGTGCAGGCGGTGGAGTACGTCGGCACACCCGACGAGATCACCATCCGTGCGCGGGCGGCCAACTTGCTCGACAGCCTGCGAACGCTGCGCGATGAGTCATGGCACAAGACCACCGTCGGCGCCATCGTCAACAGCGTGGCCAGGCGCAACCGCATCGAGGCCATCGTCGCCAAGGAAATCGCCTCGCGCAAGGTCAAGCATGCGGACCAGCTCGGCGAATCGGATGCGTCCTTTCTTCGCCGGCTCGCGCAGACCTACGACTGCCTGTGCACCGTGAAGAACGGCAAGCTCCTGTTCAGCCAGGCGCGCGCCGCGCGAACGCCGAGCGGCAAGGTGCTTCCGCCTGTGGTCATCACGCGGCAGGACGGCGACAGGCACCGGTGGAGCCGCGCCGATCGCGACGCATACAGCGGCGTGAAGGCTTGGTGGAACAACATCAAGACCGGGCGACGCAGCAGCGTCATCGCCGGCCTGAGTGGCCGCGGGAAAGAGCTGCGCACGACCTTCGCGAGCGAAGCGGACGCACTGGCCGCGGCCCGCGCCGAGTGGCTGCGCATTCAGCGCGGGATCTTCGATTTCGAGATCACCCTCGCCTACGGCCGCGCCGACATCACGCCCCAACGGCCCGCGCGTGTGGCCGGCTACAAGCGGAAGATCGATGAAACGCCTTGGATCGTCGCCAGCGTGCGGCACACGATCGACCAAGCCGGCTACATCAGCCAACTCACGCTGGAGACCGAGCAGACCGAGGGCGTGGAAGGTCAAGAAGGTGCCGGCATCTGATGGTCGATTGAGACGTGCACGCCAAAAGCATGCGAATTCGCGCAGCGGCTGCTACTTTCGGGCTCTTTCGTTGCTATGACACCCGCTTACATAATCTCCGGGCGCATATCACAGTGTTAGATCTCTGCCGATTGCGATCGCATGTGACTCATTGATGCGTTCGCACTTGAGAAATAAAAACGTCTCGGCAGATCTCTGAACCTTAGTTGAATATTTACATCGGGAGGAATTTGCATGAAACGCCTGCATCAGTTATTTCTGTTTGCGCTGACACTTTTTTTCTTTTTCTCGATTTCAGCGCATTCGGCAGAATATCAACCAGTCACCGCCAGCAGTTCCAGCCAACTGTGGCCCCTGACCTCGGCCTACGATAACAATACTTCGACAATCTGGAGCAGCAACACTCATGCATCTCCCGTAGCCACCGAGGAAATCGCGTTTTGGTGGTCGGGTGCTCAAAGCACCAACTACGTGAAGCTGATGCCGCGCTACGTGCAGACTTGCGCCGCACTTGGATTCCCCATTGATTTCAAAATCTATTATTCGGGCGGACCCAATAACTGGGTGGAAATCGGAAACTATGTCGACTACCCCCGCCCCAATCGATGCGATTGGATAGTCATTCCTCTTCCTGCCACCGTGCAAACAGAAGGAATTCGCATCGTCGCTACAAAGCTGGGAGGGGACGACGCGGGGACTCCAGTCTTCCAGCTCGCCGAGGTTAAGGCGGGGGGCGACACCGGCTTCAATCAACTTTCCTTCGGCGGCAACAATGCGGGGGCTTTGCCCAACAAGATGCAAGTGGCCGGGGTTCAGGCTAATGCATTCAACCCGACTCGACTGAGCAACTGGAACTACGACGAGCGGGGGTCTTCAATGATCGCGCCCAATCCCGGCGCCTATCGCAACATCTACTCCCCTCAAGCAGTCCAACTAAGCGGATCGGTGTGGCGCATATACTTTCACGGCTGGGACGGAGTTTCCGCCCCTCTGTATGACCGCATATATACCACCGTCACTTTCGATGATTACCTGAACTTTGATGCTCATTATGTTCAGATCGATCACGGCAATTGCCAGAATGTAGGGAATGAGTCAGTAGTACGAGTTGCGCCCGGAGACTGGCGCATGACATATACGTGCATGCGGTCTGACAATCTCAACAAGACCGGATACGCAACGTCAGGCGACGGGGCAAATTGGTCTCCAAACACTGGTGGCACCACCATGCTCAATGTCACCGGCTATCCCAATTGGGCAGCGGGCGACTACAACGGGGTCAATCCGATTATTAAAGACTCCAATGCGGTGTGGCACTACTACTTCATGGAGTCGAGCACCAATCCCGGGGTGGAACACGCGACAAGCACCGACGGCGTGAACTTTGCGTTTGTCAATCGCGCTCAGCAGGAGCCGATGCGAGCATTGAACGATGTAAAGGCCTTTTCGTATGGAGGCTCCACTCACTATCTTTCGTGCTATCACATGGGACAGTCGAATTTGTGGATGTCCACCAGTACGAGCCTGAGCGATCTGGGCCCGACCAAAGTTGCCTTCAGCAGCTATAGCAACGAAGACAAGATGATGATCACCTGCGGGTGGGTGCAAGACGGCACGCGGGTGTATGGCATGTTGTACGGCGCATGCGCTGCCGATTGCGACCCTGCTTTCCCAAGCCGAAATCGCTTGTTTGCTCGCTGGCTTCAGAAGAAAGTGGTCTTCCAGAACAACTATGTGACTTGGGACGTGAGTACTGGGTTCGGAATGAAAAATTCTCGACTAGCCATGAGCAACAAGATTGAGACTGGTGTCTTCAAAATTTACGACACAGACGGCCAAACTCTCCTCTATACGAGCCCGGTTGTCACAGTGCGAGAGGGTGATCTGTGGAACTACGCCGGACCCTAGTCGGGCCCTCTTTCCACTCCTAGCTTGACGTCGCGCAGCCCCTGCCAGCTCGCTGCACTACAACCTCACCGCCCAGGACGGCGAACATCACAACTGGAGCCGCGCAGACCACGACGCATGCAGCGACGTGCAGGCTTGGTAAAACAACATCAAGACCGGCCGCCGCCGCAGCGTCACCTCCTGCCTCAGCGACCGCGCGAAGGAACTGCACACGACCTTCGCCAGCGAAGCGGACGCACTGGCCGCGGCCCGCGCCGAGTGGCTGCGCATTCAGCGCGGGATCTTCGATTTCGAGATCACCCTCGCCTACGGCCGCGCTGACATCACGCCTCAGCGGCCCGCGCGCGTGGCCGGATACAAGCGAAAGATCGACGAGACGGCATGGATAGTCGCCAGCGTGCGGCACACGATCGACCAAGCCGGATATGTCAGCCAGCTCACGCTGGAGACAAAGCAGGCTGAAAGCGTGGAAGGTCAGGAAGGCGCGAGCGAAAACAGCTGAAAAACCGGCCGTGTGCGAGACACGTGGCACAGCGCGACTATTCGCCGTTTTCACAGAACCGGTTGATCGCTGCTTCAACGGCCATGGCGATTCAGACTGGTCGCTCGATTGAGAGGGCGCCCTTCCGTTATCGTTGTTCAGCTGGCCCCCTGCCTCCCTGTTGAACTGCAGCGTTCCAATAAGCCCCCGCTTCAGCGCGTCCCAAGCCGATTTGATGTCAAGCGCTTTGCATCGCCAGCTGCTTTAGCCATCTTCGCGGAGATTGGCTCGTGAAAAAGCAATTTTAGGCGCGCGTTTTGATCAAGTTGTCCACCTGCGTCCATTTGAAGTAGCTTCTTTAGCTTCTTCTGAAATTCTTTGACCTGTTTACTGTGAGCGAACCCCTTGGTGCCATAGCTCATCTCGCATTGGAGCGCGAAGGAAACCTGAATTGGAAGGCTTGTTGGGTTGCTGTTATTTAGCAAATACGTGAAGCCGCAAGTATCGTCTACGTCGGCAAGCGAACACGCCGCGAAGAAGAGAGCGTACGGGCGAGCCTCGTCATCCACGGGCAGTGATTCATCGATCTTCGCCATTGCCAGCGGCAGCCCGACTTTGAAGAACTCATAACCGTAGCAGTGCCTAACAGCCTGTGTAAAGAACCATAGCAGTTGCATTTCGGTAAGAGCTGTGAGTCCCGACTGGCTACGGCCATGCCTGATATCCAAATAAAGTCGTGCGGCCTCGACAAGCACTACATCTAAAGCCTTTTGAATGTGAGCGTAATGGGTCTCGTAGCCCGCGAGCAAGTAGTTGCCCATATTAAGCAATCGATGCACACGGTGAGAAATGTCTTTAACGTCAACCCCGACTAACGCGTCGATTAGGTCGGGGCATTCGGATCTGGTTCCTACGTAGAAGAAATAGGTATTCGCCCAGTACGCATCGAACGCCCGTTCACTGACAACAAGATCGCGCGCTTGAAATGCATCTTTTGCGTAGAGGTATTCTGCAAATGATCGATGCTTAAAGAACACCGCATCGGTATCTTCGAATACGCCAAAGACCATGGATCGATTTATGAGGTAGTCGAATGTCTCATCCAGCGGAACACCCATTTGCCTGTCCGCCAGAAACGCGCCGAACATTTGCTTTATCTCACTTTTTGACATGTAGACAATTTGATTGTCAATCATGTGCCGAGCTAAAAGTCTGGCCAATCGCTCCGAAGCCTTGTACTGCTTTTCCGTCGAAATTCCGCGTTGTTCATCCCAGCGACCAAGCATCAATTCGACCGTCTTCGCGTAAAGCTCGGTCAAATTAGAAGGAAGCTCGTATTTTTCCTGTTTAACAATGTTCGCAAGCAATGTGGCTGCTATGGGATTCTGTGGCAATTGCTTGAATAATCCGGAACTCGCGAGGTCGTCAACCAGGCGACCTGGAAGTTGCATTGTTTCGAAGACCTGCCTGAGATAAGTGACAATCTTCCCAATGCTCAATGGTCTAATGCGATACCTCTTCACTCCGCTGTGCAGCGACGCGATTTCCCCCAGCTCTTTCCAAGGGCGACTTGTCAAGACTAGCGTTAACGTGGGGTCAGATTTAGACGCCAAAATTATTTCATCGATCTTGACTTTGCATAGGTCATGATCAGCTAGGGCTTCGTCAACCCCGTCGAAGATTACCAATATTCTCCCGCCGGAAGCCCGTATCTTGGCTAAACACTCTTCTCCGATAGCGCCATTCACAAACTCGCTCAACGACTTGCCGGAGTCAACGAAAGATTTGAAAGTGGCGTAAACAGGCAGCGCCAATGATGTCTTGAAGTTTGACACAGTGGCGAAGTGTGTCGCTAGGCGTCGAGCTAAGTGGGATTTTCCAAATCCCATTTCGGCTTCAACGATAGATATCCGGTTCTCAAGAACTTCTTCTTTTAGGTTGACCAAGCGCGGCTGGGAGGCGCGACGCTTTTGAAGATACCGGTCGGACTCCACTTCTTCAACGTCCACTTCCATCTGAAGAGCGTTGACATGTGGAGAGGTGGCTATCGACGTTTGCGCGGTAATCACGCCCAAACGCTTGTCAAGCATTCCTAAATACCTGCCCACGGCGCCATCGATTTCTTCCCAGAAATGCGGGGCATGGCGATCGATTTGCTCCACGAGCCAATCAGACTCAAAAAAATGAATCTTTCGAGATTTGAATTTTTCTTCGATTCGTTCCTTGGCGTTATGGCTTATGGTTTTCGAAGTAACAACCCATACCTCTGGCAGCCGAACGGTTTCCATTCCGCCTTTGATCTTGCGAGCATCGCCACACTCGTCGATCTGCCGTTCCACATCTGCAAAGGACTGCAATATCTTGTCAGTCTTTGCCACGACGCCGATAAAGTTCGTTCTCCCTAAGTCTTCGTCGTGCCTCTCAATGACGAAGTCCGCTCCTCTTTCATTTGGACCATGTGTATATTCGACGTGCCGTACGTGCGTCAGTTGCCGAAAGATGCTCTCCAGAAGTGGGTGTAGCTCGCCTACCTCACTGTCGATTTTCTCAACGCGCTGCCTCTTGCTCGCTCCGTCCATATTCTTCTTTCAGGTGTGGCGCTCCGGTGATACCGCTGACGGAGCGCGCGTGATCGTTGCTTAATGTAACGCGTGCACTGAACCCATGGCTTCCAGCGTGTGCGGAATGAGCAACGCATGCGACCCATCGAAGACGCTCTCTAGCGAAGAGCGCTCAAGGGTTGCGAGCAACGTGCTCCAGAAAGGAAAAGAATTGAAGAAGGCTGAACTCCAGGTTGCGGTCCCCAAATACAAGCTTGGGAAACAGCTGGGGGCAGGAGGCAACGCGATTGTCTACAAGGCGACGGCTGGCTCGGCGACCGTTGCCGTCAAGTTTCTGGTCAATTCGGATCGGAAACGCTTTGCCAGATTTCGGGACGAAGTGCTGGTGGTCACGACGACCCTGAAGGGCTCACCACGCGTGATCCCGATTCTTGAGCATCACTTGGCCGATCCACAAGAGGCCGCGATCAGCTGGTACTCCATGCCGGTGGCAACTACCTTGCGTAAGCACTTGTCGACCGCCAGCCAACTCGAGGTCATCGACGCGATAGCGCATGTGAGCGAAGGGCTCGCGGAGCTCCACGCCTTGAATGTGGCTCACCGCGACATCAAACCAGAGAACCTGTTTTTCCACGACCAGACTTACCGGTTCGGAGACTTCGGCATAGCGAAGTTTCCCGAGCGCGCAGGCCTCACCACTGCGACCGAGCCGATGGGCCCCGCCGGGTACATGGCCGACGAGATGATTCGCGATTCAATGAATGCGAACCCTTTCAGCGCGGACATACTCAGCCTGGCGAAGACACTGTGGGTATTGCTCACGAATCAGAAATTTCCGTTTCTGGGCCAGTACATGCGGCACGGCCGCTATTCACTCGATCAGCTATTGCCCAAGAGCGAGTTCATTCACGAGCCTCTCGACGACCTCCTCGAGGCGAGCACACATTCGATCCCGGAGCGACGCCCCACTGCACTAGAGTTCGCCGAAACGCTCCGTCGTGTCATAGAGGCGCAAAAGGATTTTGGGATATCCAATCCTCTGCAGTGGGCCGGGGCGGAAGCTTTAGCTTTGGCGGTCCCCAGCGCTCGAATTGAGTGGACGACGCCCGGGTCCATCGTCCAGGTCTTGCGATTGCTTAGCCGGCGAAGGGCGCTTAACCATTGTTTTTTCCCGAGTGGCGGCGGCCTGGACGTCACGGGCGCGGATCTTGTTGAGGGCGACCAAGCCATCATGCTTTGGCATGCCGAAGATCGAAGCCTTGGAACGGTGGTCAAGCCGACCAAGTTGACGCTCGAGCGCCTTGCGGCGGGACCTCATGGAAGCTATGCGACGCTTGAGACCGGCAAGCTTCAACCGTTCGATGTCGACCGGAAAAGCGAGTGGGATGAAGACCTGCTTCGATTCGACGACTACAACTACGCCGAGTTGCCGCCGGACAACGAATACTGGCCCAAGAACGCTATCCGCGTCTCGCGTTACTTCAAGCCTGGCATGTTCATCATCGCACCCAAGGCAGGCATCTTTAACCAACTTGACAGCTACGAAGGCAAAGGGAACGCGCTGGGGCGAGACCGTTTGCGGGAGCGGTTCGAAGCTGCGATTACGCCACGTAACTTAGCCGCCCCCGCCTTCCATCTGAAGAGAAGGGTGCAGCTCGTCACAGAGCAACCACCAACAAGTGTGTTCTTGCATGGCTTGTCACTGGAAAAATTTAAACGCGCGCTGGAGCTTGATGCTGCGTCGCGCAAAGAACGATCCGGAGATGATGGTGACTGGTTTGGAGATTCACCTGTAGACCCCGCTACGCCAAGACCGAACGTCAAGGAGTTCTTGACCAACTTATCGCGCTCCGAATTTGCCGAGCTCTACACCTTGTTTGAATTCGGTCGTGGTGACATCGACTCTGCCGAGCAATTGGCGACGCATATCAACGAAAACGCGAAGAGCGCGCTTGACGTGCAGTATTTCAGTGAGAAGTTCGGGAACGGGTATTTTTTGAAGGCCCTCGAACGCTTCGGACTTATCCCTGCCGGAGATTGGACCGGCAAAGACGGTTAGCGATGGGCGATGTGAGGGCGCAGCGCCAGCACAACGCGTCGCATCTGTCCCCCTACTCCGCCGCCTCCGTGGCAGCGTCCCCCATCGCCATGAACATCCAACGGGCCAGGGTCCAGAGGACCAGACCCAGCCTACCCGTTGGCCCTCTTCGGTTGCGCGAGCGCATCAAGAACGCCGCGTGCCGCGGCGCGGCCTCGCTCGTCCGCCGCTTCATAGTTATCGAGCAGCGCAGCCTCTTCGCGCGTCACTGCCCGCATGACGGTATCCCCCGATGCCGTCGACAGCGATTGCTCGTCATTGGCCGAAGAAGCCCTTTCATTGAGCGTTCGGTTGCCTGAGAAAAGAAACGCCACATCCACGCCGTGCGCAGCCACGCGGGCTAGGTAGTCCGCATCGGGAGCCCGCTTTCCGGTCTCGTAGTTCGACTGAGCGTTCAGCTTCACGCCGCCAAGCTCCGCCAGCGCCTCCTGAGACAGGCCCAGACGCTTGCGCTCCTCTCTCAGTCGAGACGAAAAATCACCCATATGGATAAAAACCCGTTGAACTTCATCCATTCGAGTGATAAAGTCCGCCGCACACACAAATTAATCCGTTCGGATATTAAACGCATGGCTCACACTGCCCGTCGCCGTGGTCGCCCCGAGCTTCCGCCCGAGATTCGCCTCGTCAACGAAGCGCCTATCGCCATGCGCCTCGCCCCAGACGAGAAAGAACGCACCCAGCAATACGCAGCGCGCGAGGGCCGCTCCCTCGGCAACTTCGCGCGCCGCGTCTACCTCAAGGGCCTCGCGCAGTACGAGGCCGAACAGGCCGGCGCCGCCACATCCGCCGCCTGACCCACCGCACCAGTCTCTCCCCTCCTTTGCCCGAAGGACTCTCGACGATGTACCCCGATCCCAAGCGCGTGCGCGACAACCGCCAGACCGTCCGGTTTGACGACTACGAAGACGAGCTGCTGCGCATCCTGTCCAAGATGACCGGCGCCCAGACCTCGACGCTCATCCGCGAGCTGGCCATGCGCCAGGCCGAAGAAATGCTGGCCGACGCCTTCTTCGGCCAGGAACCCAAGGCCGACGCAAGTCTGCCCCGCGCCGCGGGCTAAGCCCAGCCGCACCAACGCGGCTTGAAGCCAGCGCAATACACGCCGAATGTCTGACGAAAAGATGACGTCCACAGAGATCCAACTCACCGACGCCGAACACGACGTGTTCGACCGGGTGCGCCGGGAGCAAGGTCTGGCGGACGTCGCCGAAGCCATGGAATGGCTGGTGCGGACCCGGCTGCGCAAGGGCATCGAACACATCACCGGCCGCCGTCGCGGCCCTCGTCTGGCTACCTCGGGAGGAAAGCGGCAATGAGCGAGAGCCTTCACGATCACGCGGCCGATGCCGGCAACCGCTACATGCGGATCACCA